AAACTCAATCGCAATTCTAAGGCACTCTAATCTCAGTTCAATTTGTTCTTCATTAGTCATGGATCATACCCATTAACTCTTGAACACGCTGTACTGCTGATTGCCTTGCTGTGACGTTCTTACTGTCCCAATAGGCGTGGCTTTTATCACCCAGGATAGAATCAATCTCAGCCTGTGCTTGCTTTGGTGTGAGCGAGAAGTTACCCGCAGCCTCACCAATCGTATCTTCGCTTGTCACTGTGGTCTTGAAATCTGCCATAGCTGCAAAGGCTTTGATGAATGCAGGGTGATTACCAACCAGTGTGCCATCAGATAACTGCATGTTTAGTATTTCATCACCCGCAAACTCTTTAGCTGCACCAGATGCGGCGTTTATCTTTTGATCGTAGGTCTTGCCCCACTCACGACGCAACTCAGCCTCAGTGCTTTCAGCTTGCTCTGCTGCTATCTGCTGCATTTGTTCCGCAGAGTTAGATACTGTTGAACGATAATACTCAAGCACACCCTCTGCTTGTTGTGGTGTAAGCCTTAATTTGTGTGCAATATCAGCATATTGCGTGGCAATGTCTTCAGTAATGACGTTGCCATCTGCTTGGATTTGATAGCCATCGGGTGCTTCTGGGCGACCCAAACGACCATAAATATTATCCAAGTCTTCATCTGTTGGGTTTGTTGGCAGCGGAACCTTCTCTGACCCAATCAAACGCTGTGCGTTTACATAAGAACGCGCTAGATTTTCCACGTCCTTAATAGGGCCAAAGCTGGGATGTTCGCGGATATCTTCTGGTATCATGGTCAAGAAGTCGTTACCAGACCCGCCTTGCGCTACCTCTGCTGGTGTTTCCATCAGCGTAGCGTCTGACGTGGCTACCTGTTCAGCTACTTGTTCTGACATTTATTCCTCACTCATCATGTTGTAAATATGAAGGATTACTGCACGCTTTCCTTCCTCAAACGCTGTGGCATTTGCATCTCCCGCCACATAGCTTGAAACACGCCAGTTACAGCGTGCCTCAAGATCTCCCAAAACTTGTTTGCCGGCATGCTCACCAAATACATCTTTGTACATTTGGCGTAGCTTATTAACCTCCGCTACCATCACCTACCATCCTCACTGCCTGTGCTGCTTGTGCAGCCGTGTAAACATCTTCTGATTCTTGCTGACGCTGCATCTGCTCTTGCTCTGCCGCAGCACGTTGCTGGCGCTGCTGATCAATCTGCGCTTGCGGGAACAAGACCTCTTTTGGAACACCAAGCGTATCAACAACATGGTTGACCAGGCCATCTGGGTTGAGGTGATCGCCAACCGGCAAAGACTGTGAAAGCGGCAGCAATATTTCCAGAGCCTTCATTGTACTGTTAAGGCTGCTAGACTTCTGTGCGCGTGCCAGCGGTGATACATACTCAATGTCCACATCACGGCCTTGCAGGATTTCTGGCGGCTGTGCAAGCATCTCTTTACGCAACATTAGTGAGAATGTGCGGTCAATAAGTGGCCGCAGCATCTCGTTCATCAGACGCCCCAGAACCGGCCCTATAACGCGCATACGCTCTTCTTGACGCTGCACAACCTCTGTCGCTGTCATGTTGGGTGTTGCTGCTGACAGAAGCTGATCTACATAGAAAGCAGAACGAATGGCACCACGCCGCTGCTCTTCCATCTGCAAGCCAATAGGAATGTTCGCGCCAGTGTTTAGGGGTGTGATTGTATCGCGCGTGCCGGACCTATAAAAATTGAGGCCACCTGGCTGTGTACGGACAGGGAGAAGAAATCCGTCGTCAGGAACAAGCAGTGGAGGATCTATTTGTTTCTGCGCAGCTTGGATGATGGTTTTTGACATCAAGTTGATCATCTTAACGTCAGGCAACGCCACCATCGCAGGTGACCGCCCCATCACTTCCCCTGTTGCCTTGAGAAAACGCGGGACAATGTATGGAAACTCTTGAAACCCACTGATAGCGACGGGCATCTTTGTTTCCATACAAACATAGACGGATGCAAACGGCATGTTCTTGTTGTCTTGCTTTGTTGGATCACGATCATCTCGTGGCAACACAGCATGCAAAAGAGTTACCTCTTCATCCGGCTTCTTCTCAAATGTACGTTGAATAAACTTGCCTACGTTTTCTAGGCCAAAGCGTTGCACAGCTTGCCGTGCAGGGATCTTATACTTACGGAATACAGTATCGACCATGCCGAACTGATCTTCTGCAACATAAAACTCAGAGATATGGCGTGTGCTGAAACGCAAGTTCTCGCCATCCATCTCAGCAAACATACAGCCAGTGCCAAAGACAACAAGATCCACATACAATTCATGTATCTCTGTCTCAAAGTTTGACTGGTTAAAAGCCCTGATCATGCGCTTGCTGCTATCTTCCAGCCAACGCTGCACATTGTCATCACGCCCAATGTCAGGATCTTTCATTGAAAGATGGAACCAAGGCGTAGCACCACTGGTAAGCATGCCATGCAGTGATGCAGACAAAAGATCTACAGCTTGCAGCGCAGTACCATCAAAGATTAGTTCCATACGCTTTTCACCGCGACTGCGCTTTCGCACAATATCGGCTTTGCGTGGCAGCATATAGTCTGCCAATTCTTGATAGTGAGTATCCCAGTTAGCGCGACGTTGCTCTAGGAACTCAAAACGGGAAACTAATTCTTTAACGGGTTCCATATCAGCCACCTAACAATGTTGGGGTTTGCCCTGTTTCTTTTGTATCGCCCAACGCTCCGGCAACAATAGTGCCGCCACGCCCCTTACGACGCCCTGTAGCTGCTGCTGTTGCTTCTGCGGCCATTGCCTCTGCACGCGCATAGTCAACCTTTGCTGGCGGCTCTGGCGGGGGCGGTGGTGGTGGTACGGTTACTTTAGGAGTTAGGAACGACATTAGACTCTCCTTACAGGGCCAAGCAGCGTTTCAAAATCAGCAGCGCCACCCAATAGCTTGCCCCTTGTGCGTCTAGTTACACCAGGGCCACGGCCTCGCGCAGAGGCATCCATAATAACTCCTGCACTGGCATCATCAGGCACCACTTCTGGTGTCACGAGAGGAGTAACTTCTGGCGTTACATCATCTCTTTGTGTCGATTGCATACCTGTGCCGATTGGGCTAGATTCTGGCCTACCAGAATAAACCCTGCCTCCAAAAAGGCCGCGAGACACAACACCAACAACATCACCAGCATCATCACGCACAGGCTCTGCTGTAGTAGACTGACCACGCAGAATATTAGCTTGTCTGGTTAGGCTTGCCCTAGCGACACCCTCTAATACTTGAGAGGCACCAGGCGGCAAGTTATAGTCAATGCCAGCAGCGCGTTGCTCTAACTCTTGTGCTGCTTGAATATTTCTTGCAAATGACTCTTGCGGCCTACTTGTGCGCATGCCCTGTGCTGTTGCACGGCGCTGTTCTTGCAAGCGAAAATCTTGTGCGCGTGAGCCACCCTCATCTGGGCCACCACCTGATCCCATATCAGTTCTCCTTCAAGGCGTGAAAGCCAATTTTTCCTGTTTCAGTACGCAACCAATAGCAATCACTATAGCCCATTTCGATAAATGTGTCTTTCAAATATCTAAAACCAGCTTTAATACTCTGAAACCCACCGAAAGCAATAAAATCAATAATCCAAGGGCTATCACCGCAGCCACGGAATCCTGCCGGTGGGAATCTGTTGGTGCGCACATACTCATCTATGTGGTGCATCTCAGGAAACGCCCATGTGGCAAACACAAATGGAAAGTCATCTTCGTCTTGAATGATTAGGTAGTTGCCCAAACTTAGCGGCGGCTCAATAAAATTCCTAATATCCTGGTCTGTATAGTCTTCATGGTAGTGACTGACCGTCATCATGGCCGTAGCAGTCTTAAAATGGTTTAGATCTACAATCATAACGTAAACGGGTTGTACTCATTCATCGCCTGTTGTTGCGGTGGACGAACCAGATTTTGTTTATTCTCCAACCCAACAGCCAAATACCTAAACGCATCCGCAGCATGGCTCGTGTAGTCATGGCGCGGGTGATCTCTGAAAACTTTTTTCCGTTCATCCCATTCCTGCCTATACTGCCGTAGCATCTCTACGCCATCATTACACTTATCTCTGTCAAAAAAGCATTTAGGCATCATCATGCGTGCTGCATTGATACCGTCTGCAATCTTCATTTTAGGAATTACACGGAAGCGAATGCCAAGACTAAACGCAGTCTCAAGCCTAGACTTGCCGCTACCCAACTCTCTTACTTCGATATCGTGCGGAGCAAGGTGATCACCGTAGTGGTAATCCTTTTGCCGTAATACTTCAGCGTAGTGATCCAGCCCAACACCACCGTTTTCATAGTAATCAATGATGTTAATAGAGCCGCCACGGAAGATTTGAGCAAACCAAATAGCTGTTGAGTCATTTATACCCAGATCCCAGGCTGTATGCACAGGATAAGCTGGATCGTAAGGTACTCTTGTAATCCTTCCAGCGTCATCTGCATCAGCCAACAGTTTTCCATAATAAGCACCAATAATAGCAGCAGTGAACGAACATTCATACTCCTGCTCGTATTGCTCTGCTGTCATCTGCGCCTGTGCTGCCGCTAATTCTTCTGGCTTAACAAGCTGGCTCTCAGACGCCTTGACTACTTTATAGTACCATTGATCAGAGCCATTGGCCGTTTCTGACTTGGCTTGTTCCAATAGATCAAAAAAATGATTATGTCCGGCTGGGGTGCCTAGAAATACAGCCGCACCCTCCCTATCAGACAGTGCAGGACGTACAACCTCCCCCCATACCCTGGGATTTTGCATGCCAAATTCATCGAATACGCATAGATCAAGGTAGATACCACGCAGACTATCTGGATTCTCAGCAGACAACAGCATAAGTCTGCCGCCATTAGGAAAGTCTACACGCAGTTCTGTCTCATTAAAACTAACGCCAGGGATCACAGACGCATAATACTTCACATAATCCCATGCAATACGCTTGGCTTGCGTAAAAGTAGGCGCAACAAACGCAACCCTTGGCCTTGGTAACTCACAAGTCAGCGCATGCTTTATAAGATGATTAACAGCCCATACCGTCTTGCCAAACCTACGGTGCATAACTAGCACATTCCAACGTCTAACGCTGGTGTGCATCTCTGCCTGTAAGTCTCTTGGCTTGTAAGGGATCTTAACTTGCACCATCGCTCTCCCAAACGATACGCACCGTGCCGTCCGACACCTCTACACCAGCACGGTTCTTAACATCACCATACTGATCCGGCATTACCTTGCCGACCTTCCATCTAACATGCAAAGCATAATCCCTTAATACATTAGGATCATACTTCTTAGCACCAGTTAGCTGCTGCTGATACATAACCTCGACATCCTCCAATGCCTTCTCAGCACTCTGCTGCTGTGCCGTCTTAATCAGATTGCTTAACTCAGCATCCTCTCCCATCCGCTGATACAGAACAGACCTACTAACCTTGGCCGCCCTGCAAGCACTGACAAGACTATGCCCGTCCATCACTAGCTTTGCTACTGC